CCAGCGGGATTTCATAGGCGCTGGCGAATTCTGCCTGGCTCAGGCCGGCGCGCCAGCGCACGCGGCGGGCCAGCGGCACGCGCCGGGCCTGGCGCAGCTCGGCATCGGTGAGCGGGCGCGCGTCCGGGTCCGCGTTGGCGGCGCGCTCAATCTCATTCATTGGCTTGTCTGACATAGGCATCATGCTCCCGCCGCGTGGCCCGCCTGACCGATATCATCCGCCTGCGGCCGTTCGCAGGCTCCGAGAAAACCACGAAAAGCACATGGCCGCCGCTCATGCCGATCAGCCGCCAGCGCTCTTCTCCGGGCGCGCTGTCATCGCTCAGGATCAGGGCGAAAGGATCGTCGAAGACAGCGCGCACCTCGTCGAAGCTGACACCGTGTTTGGCGAGGTTCGCGGCGGCCTTCGCATCATCCCATTCGAACCGGTCTTACTGCATAGTATACGGGCCGTCCGTAGTCCGATCAAGAGCGCTCCGGGTTCGCGCGCTTGCGCAGCCGGACGCCAGTGCCGCGCAGCCGCGTGCGCTTAAGTGGCATCTGTCGTGTCTTGCTCCAGCGCCCAGTTGATCAATTCGTGAAGCATTTCCCGGGCGTGGTCGGGCGCGCGATGAAATCCGACCTGCCGCAACATTTCGTTCCACTCTTCGGCGGCGTCGCCGTCGAAGTTTGCGAATTCCATTTCATCATAAAAGTATTCCACTTCCTCGTCTGAAAGTTCGTCAACAGTTTCAGCCAGATGAGACAGGTTTTTTTGCGCATCATTATTACGTATGTCGTGAGGATACTCTATTCTTTTCTGCTCTCGCCATGCAGCTTTAAAAAGAAAATCTTCTTTCAACATTTGACAAAGATATGCAATGTCATTCGCCATTGTGTTTCTCCATCTTGATTTTGTTGCGCAGCCGGACGCCAACGCCGCCGCCATTCTCGTCGATGAACTCGACGCCAGCGTCTGTGAAAGCTTGGCGGATCGCTTCTATTGTCCCGACGCGGACTTGCTCTAACGGCCCCTCCAGCCGCTCCAGCCGTTTTATCGTTTCCAGCGAAACGTCCGCGCGATCTGCAACAGTCGATTGCTGCCATCGGAGAAGGGCGCGCGCCGCCCTGATCTGCTCCGCTGTGAGCATCTATTCCTCAGAGTTAAAAAATGCGCCTGAAAGGTTTTATCGTCAGGCCGCAAGCGTTGCACTTGAGGTGTGGCGCGCAACACTGGAGGATGCAATGCAGAGCAAGCTACCATCCACACCCAGACGGCCATTCTCGGCTGGCTTAAGGTGCGATAGAGCGAGCCGGCGTCGAGCCGACGGTTGATCTTGATGGCCTGATGGCCTGAGCCCGCGGGAACGAAGCGGCCAAGAAGAAGCCGCAGCAGTCTCAAGACAAGCCGCAGCTTCGCGCCGTCAAGTAATCAACTGCCCCGCCGGGCGAACCCGGCGAGGCTTTTCTGAAGGAGAGCGTGATAATCGCAAACCTCGCTTACAACGCTTTGGCCGCCGCGGCCGCGCTGGTGATTTTCGGCGTATCGCCGGGGACCATCGCGGGAATTGCCTTCGGCCTCTGGGCCGGCAAACACTTTCCCGGCGGTTTCGCCGCGCACCGCGCCGGAGGAATAGTCGATGCGCGGGCGCTCGATCAGCATCACTCATCACCTCCGAGAAACAGGTCGGGCCGGCGTGCTTCCAGCCGGTCGCGCAGCGCGTAGAAATCGAGAATGAAGTAATCGCCATTCGCGCGGTCGCGGCCCACGAGATTGGCAGTTTGCGGCGACGACGGATCTCCCATAGCAATCGCATACTGGCCGTCGCCGACCTGAATGAGCGTCCCGTTTTTCAGCCGGTCGAGGCCGATGGTCTCGCCCTCGACGCCGACCGGGTTGCCCAGCTCCGCCGCCGCGAGATCGGGCAGGGTGAGCATGTCGATCACCTCGCGCCAGCCGTCCTGCCTGACAAAGGTCGGCAGAATAATCTTGTGTTCGTGCCAATAAGACGCGTCGCTCTCGACAATGCCGCCATATGTTTCGCCGCCGATCTGCCGCTCGCCGAACACCTCACGCAGGGTCTTACGGAACAAGTCTTCGTCGAATTTATCGAGGCTCCGTCGGCGCGCGCGCTGTTCATAAGCCGAAATCGCGACGCCTATGGCCGCATCCGCAGAGCCAGGGAACTCGCTCAGCGCGGCCCCCAGTTCACTGGTGACAACGGGCAGAATTTCGGTTTTTGAGGGCGCGCGACCTTGGTAGTCGTCACCAAGGATCGACTTGCGCTCCAGCGTGCGCATGGCATCGCGCGCCACCTGAGCAGGGCCAACGCGCGAGACGAGCGCTCCCAGATAAGCGGTTTGCGGGGCCTCATCAGAGACCTGCGCCATCATTTCAATGGCTCCGTCATGGCCGAGCCCCTCGACAATCCAGTCGAGACGCTGGAGCGCCTCCTCCCCGCCTTGTGCGATTATCTCGGCAACCGGTAACTTCTCGTCGCTTTTAAGCCATGGCGTGCTGTCGAGGCCGAAATCGTTCCGAAACTGCCGCGCGACCGCTGCCCGCGCCTGCAGCGAAGCAACCGTCGTCTCGCGCGATGACAGGTCCAGTTCAGGCACCTCGTACCCGGCACGCGGCGCCCAGCGCAGCGGATCTTTGGTCAGCATGGAGCGCATGTTGCTCAACAGCTTTTTGCCCATGTCGAGCCGCGCCAGGTCTTCCGGCGTCGCGCCTTCGGCTTCCATCCGCTTCCGCTCCGCATCAATTGCGCCGCTTAATTGCGCGGGCGTCAGAGTGCGCGCCCAGTCCTGGAACTCGAGGGTTTGCTTTGCGCGCTCGTAGGCCGCCGCCAACTCAGGATCATCAGCCGCGACCACGCGGGCCTCAATTTCCTGCTGCAACTCCTCACGCACAGGCAAGCCCCGCTCGGCCGCGTCGGTCTGCGCCTTCAGCGCTTCTTCGGCGGCGCGCACCTCACTGTTGTGGGCTCGCTCGGCCTTGGACCGGCGCGCCTCAAGATCACGCGTGATGCTTTCGAACTGTTCGAAATTGTAGCGCGACGCCAGCCCTTCACTGTTGGCGAAGTCCTCGCGCCACTTCTCCAGCATGGCGTCTTTCTCGGACAGCGAAGCGCGATCGAAAGCCCCCATCAATCTCATTCGCCCGGCGCGCTGAGGCAGGCTGTCGAGAACCTTTTCGCGCTCCTTGGGGGAAAATAACGGCGACCCGTCAACGCCAGTGGCGCTAAGCAATTCTTCGAATTCAGCTTGGTATGTCGCCGCAACATCGCTGGACCTATCATCGAGGCCAAGCGCGTACTGTTTCTGATCGAAATCGCGCAGCGCCTCCGCCAGACCGTCTTTGATCGTTTCCTTGTGTTCGGCGTTGAAACGCGCGGCCTGAGCGCGCGCCGCCTCGCGCATGAACGTTAAATGCGTTCGTTGATATTGAAGCTCCAGCTCCGGGCGCACCTCCTGCGGCGCGCTGTTCACCCAGGCGTCGCGCTTGGCCTTCAGCGCTTCGTCGAGCACCACCGGGTCGCTGGCGTGCTGGTCGAAGGCCTCCTGCAGATCGGCCTCGAACCGCTGCTTGGCGCGCACGCGGTAGACGTCCAGCCCGGCCTTGTCGTAGGCCTCGCCGCGGATGGTGAGCGAGCGGGTGGGGCGGAACTCCGGATCGAGCCCGGCTTGCCGGCCGGCGGCCGCGCCTTCCTTGCGCGCGGCATGATCGGCGATCGCGCCGACCTGCTTGCCAATGCTGGCGAAGCTGCGCGCGGCCGTGTTTAGGCCCGAAGACATACCTGAGCGGTCAACGCTGCCCTGCTGCTGGATTTCGCTATTGATCCGCAACAGCCCACGACGTCTGTTAGGCGGCATGATCACCCTCCGTCTTTGTCATTTCCAGGCATGGCACTCCAGCGGCAGCCGGCCCGAAAGGCCCGACCGCGAACGTCGTGACGAAGTTTACGGGGTCCTGCATCGCCCCGACGAAGTGCCCGGCGAATGTCGCAGCAGTGCTCAAGAGACCGCCGGACGATCGCGCCTGGGTGCGGCGGTATTCGCCTTCGGCCTGGCGCGCCAGCCCTTCGGCGTGGCGGCTCACATCCTCGCGGGTGAACAGCCTGTCCGAAGCCTGCGGGTGACGCTTGGGCAGCCCCTGCAGGCGCTCGAAAAAGATTTCCTCGGCCCCCGCGTCGACGGCCATGGTCAAGCCGAATGTACCACGCGCCACTTTCGCCGCGATCTCCGCCGGGCTTTCGATATGCTCGCCGGTCGCCTCGCGCAGCGGGTTGAGGAAATGCTCATAGGCGCGATTACCCAGAACGGAGCGGCTGTCAGAAGACTGCCCCGCCACTTCCTCGCGGCGCGCAGCGCCAAACAGCTCGCCAAGCCCGGCGGTCTCGCCGCCGACCGCGCCGGAAGAAAAATCAAGCTTTGGGCGCTCAAGAAACATTATTCGCCCTCCGCCATGATCCCGCCGTCTCCATAAAGCGCGTCGAGGCTTATCAGTGTCACGCGCAGCATCACACCGTTGATCCTCGCCCGGCCGACCTTGTGCACCTCCGGCGGGCTCTGGCGCAGCGCGCCGGCCCACACGCTCGCGCCCACCTCTCCGGCCCATTTGCTCTCGGCGAACAGCGCGCGCGTGAGCGCGTTCTGGTTCGGCACCGCCAGGTAAAAGCTCGCCCGGCCCTTGTCCGGCTGCACGATGCCAAGGCCCGCCTGCGCCAACAGCCGCCGCGCCTCGCCAATCTCCAGCCCGTCGTCGATCTGCGCGCGATAGTAATAGTCGTGCACCACCTGCCCGACCGTCTTGCGCACGCCATTGCGCCACGCCTCCACCTGCACGGAAAGCATGTGGTTGAGGCACAGCCGCCAGTTCTCCTCGGCATCCTCGAATTCGCTCATACCCGCGGCAGCCATCAGCTCGCGCCACGGCACAAGATCGCCCGCGCTCGGCGTGCGCAGCCGCTCCTCGTCCCAGCCCTCATGCGCGATCATGTCCGCGCAGGTGAGCAGCGTGCCGAAGGTGTCCTGCCCGCGCCCGTCCATGCCCCCGGCGGCCAGCTCGTCGCGGAACGCCGCATAGGTCTGCGAGAACCGGGGCCACTCGTCGATCAGCCGGCGCAGGATCGCCCGTCCCGCCACATGCAGCGCCTGCTCGTCGATCTCCGGCGCGGGCCGCCCGTCGGGCACGCGCCCCAGCTTCAGGATCGCCATGCGGCTTAAGTCCTGCGGCTCCAGCGGCGGCGTGTTGATCGAGCTGAACAGAAATGACGAGCGCGCCTGGAACTCCACGCCCTGGTGCCGGTCGCCGCCGCGCAGCATCAGCGCGCCGCTTGCGGCCAGCCGCGCCAGCTTGAGCACCGCCTTTTGCTTGCGCACATCGCTTTCGCTTTCCAGCTCGTCGACGGCCACCGGCAGGCAATCATGCCCGACATGCTGATAGATGCCCGCTGCGCTTGTGTCGGCGGACTGGATCAGCGCATCGCCGAAAATGCATTTGATCACGTGCTGGAGCGTGCTCTTGCCCGTCGCCTTGTCGCCGGTGATGAACGCCGCCGGCCGCCAGGGCAGCGCCGCGCCCAGGAACGCTGCGCCGATCCAGCCCAGCAGCAGCACCGGGTCCACATCAGGGCGCGCCCATTGCCATGAGCGCAAAAGCGGCAGCATCATCCGCGCCGGGTTGTGCTCCTCCGCCACGGGCGAGGGCCAGGGCGCGGAAATCGCCGGGCGCGTCGGGTAGACATGGCTGCCCACCTCGCACGGCCTGAATGTGTGCATCTTGCCAGCATCGTCCGCGCGGATCATGCGCGTGCCGGCATGGAAGATCAGCGACCCGTCCGCCGTGCGCCACATGCCGCGCCCGCGCACATGGTCGGCCTGGTCCCACGGCCCCTTGGCCGCGCATGCCTCTACCAGTGCGTTGGATGCCTTCAGCGCGTCAAAGCCGTCGACATTGCCCTTCTGACCCCAGCGCGGCCAGGCCCAAGCGAGATAGTCCAAGTACCCGCAGAACAGGCCGATGATCGCGCCCTTGCCATAGGGCTGGTCGATGCTCTGGATCTGGCCAATGCGGTCGATGAACCAGCAGCGGTTGCCCGACATTCCCAGCGGGATGACGGGGCAGTCCGGCGGCAGGCCGAGCTGGTCCGGCTCCCACTGGCCGTGATTGTGATAGGCCTTCGGCGGCGGCACCACGCAGGCCGGCTCGGCATCGGCGACCATCGCCTGCACGGCAGCGGCACCCCCGGATCGAGGTTCGAGGGCAGGCCCGCCGGGCGCGGATTTGGTCTTCTTCCTGGCCGTCACGCCGCGCCCTCCATTCATAAGCTTCGACTATCGCCGCGCCGGCGCTTTGACGGATCGCGGGTGAGCAAGACAACTTCCCCGTCGCTTCCCGAGCCTGGCCCTCGCGCGAAGTCGTAATCGGAAAACCGCGCGGGCCGCGTTTCCTGGCGCTCGGCTTCGGCGACCTGCGCGCGTATCTCCAGCCACACGGCCCGGAATGCGATATGCGCTGCGCGCACCGCTGGCGGCAACTCTGCCCAGATAAGAGGGTCGGGGCCGTGCCAATGGCGATCGACGGCGAGCTGATACAGCGCCTCTGCCGGCGCGTCCGGGGTTTCTTCGAGCCGGCTGGCGAAGCTGGCGAGCACCAGGCCCACGAATTTTCCGGACCGCGTTGTCCATCGGTGCCAGCCCGTCGCGCCGCCGCAGGAGAGGAACACCGCGCGCGCAGCCGCCCCGGCCGCCGGAGTGATATGCTGGCGACCGAAGGCTCTACAAACCTGATCATCAGGGCGCGTCACCTCAGCTCTCCCCTTCAAAAAGCCCCGGACGCGCTGGGGTGCGCCCGGGGCCGCACCGCGAACTGCTCGGTGATAAGCGGCTCGTCATGGCGAAGCACGGTGCTTGCAACCTTAGCTGGTGTACGGCACTGTTGCTTCGGTGTTCAGGATGGCATCGCAGCGGCGCAAAGGGATGCCGCCAAAGGTCAGCACGCGCTTGCCGCCTAGCTGGTCGACCGTCAGGTTGACATTCTTTGCGTTTTTCATTTGCCGGTCGAGCGCGCTGATGATGTGGCGGTTGGCATAAAACGCCGGTCGTCCTGCGTTCAGCGACGGCGGCAGGTGCATCGCGCGCGTCATGAGGTCGACCAGGTCAGCTCCCGAAGACGCGTCCCCGCTCAGCTCGGACACTTTGATGTTGGCGATGCGCACGATGTAGCGCCAGTCGCGCACGGCGATCCCGCATTTCCACTGGTAATGCGAGCGATAGGCCTGCATCCGGCCGCCTTCGCCATCGACGTCCTCGATGGTCACTTCGCCCATGTCGGTAATTCTCAGACCGGCGCGCGTGCCCTTCGGATAAATCCCATGGATCCCATGAGGCACCCACACGATCAGCCACACCGATGTGTTGTCCGATCCGGAGCCGCCGCCATGCAGCACGTTTTCGCCGCTGGGCACGGTCGCCGGGTTGCGCTCGTTGAAGCGCGGCGCGAGGCCGGTGAAGGCCTCCGGCTTGGTGCCTTCGTTGCCATAGAACAGCGTGGAGGCCTTTTCCTGGCTCATGGCCTCGATATGCGCAGCGTCCTCGCTCAGCCGGAAGCTGGGCGTGTTGCCGTTCAGCTCGGCAAGGTCCCGGTCAACTTCGGAGTAGGCCTCCAGCATGCCCGTATTCTCGGTGACAGGAACGGTGGTCGAGCGGGTCGGTTGAACGCCCTCATAAATCTTTCGCCAGGTCGGCTCGGGAATGCCTGAGCGGATTGTGGTGCGGTGGCCGGTCGGCAGATTGCCCTCCAGCCACGGCATATCGTCCAGAACCTCGTTCGTTTCGCTCAGGATCTCGACGATCGGCGCGATCGAGCCGTCCGGGTCCATTCTGTTGGCCAGATCCGCCAGTGTCGGAAATTCGGTCCCCAGCGTCGCCATGGTTTAGTTCCCTCTGTTGCCCTTCACGGCGGGCGTTAATGCTAGCGTCGGCCGCCGGCCTTCGAGGCGGCAATGCTCATGCTCGGAAACAAGCTCTGCAGCCGGCGATCGCGCTCGTCCAAGCCGTCGCCGCCACCTTGGCCGCCGCCCTGCAGGCCGTGCTCGCCGGTCGCCTTGAGCAGCTTCTCAAGCGCCACCACGCCCTCGGCACTGGCGGCCAAGGCCGTCACGACATTGCCTTCGGCCTGATTAAGCACGCCGCGCTTCACCAGCCCCTGGACCTGGTCAATCGCAGCATTGACGCGCTTGGCAGCCTGCCCCCTAGCCTGAACCGGGTCTGACACGCCCGGCGCGAGCCTTCGCAACTCTTCCTCGACATTGATCGGCTCATCGAGCAGGCCGTTTTCGCTCACCTGCGCATAGAGCTCGGCGATGGCACCGTTGAACTGCTCATTGCTGAGACCATGTTTGTGGGCGATTTCGCGCCAGATCGGCAGCACTTGATCGTCGCTTAGGTCCCCGAACTTCTCCTTGAAGTCGTCGGGCAAGCTCAGCTCGTAGCCATCCGGCGCTTCCGGCGGCTGCGGCTGTTCGCTCAGCTTGCTGGCCAGGTTCGCGATCGTTTCCTGGTTGTTCTGCCCCTTCAGCTCTGCGAGGTGTTCCGGTGCGCTTTCCGGCCAATAGACCTCGCCCGCGCCATCCTCATTGCCGGCTTCGCCCGCGCCCATTCCTGCTTCTGCGCCATCGACCGCGCGCAGCACCTGAAAAAGTTCGTCGAAATTCGTCATCGATTGCCTCCGAGAGTTTGTCTCATCGACGTCAAAGCCGACCTGCGCGGCGTCCGCGTGCCACCTAGCCGGGTGTTCTCGTCGTCGTCGACGAACGCCAGCAGGCCGCGCCCGCCCTGGCGCAGCGCCGCCTGACCGGCGGCCACCTTGTTCTGCTTGCGCCGCTGCTCGCGGATCTGGCGCATCTGCGCTTGCTCCGCATCGCTCGGGCCGAACAACCCTTTCACGACGTCGCCCATAAGCACTCCATCAGCTTGATCGCCTCATCACCGGCCCGGCCGGACGAAACCTGTGTAAAACCCTGCAATGCGCTCATTCGCAGGCCTCGCGCTGGCGACTGCTGTCAACTTTTTGGCCGGTCGTCTGGAACAGTTCCGGCTGTGCGTCGCGCTCCTGCGCGAGCACGAAGCGTTGGCCTGCCCGATCGCGGATCAGGCGGCGTTCGTTAGCCAAATGCCGGCGCCGCTCGTCGAGCGCTTTCTTTTCAGCCTCAATTTTGTGGAGCATTTCGCGCTCTTCTTGCAAAAGGTACGGCTGCCAGTCACGCTTACTCCGTCTCGCTTTCTCGCTCATTGCATTTGCCTCCAGATCGCGAGGCGGCACCCCCACCCCACGGCCAACTTTCAAATTTTAACGCACCTCGCACGCTGGCAACAATTTAGCAAAACCCTGTCACGGTGCGGAGGTACCTCCCTGGAAAAGAGACGACGTCCGATTTTCCGGGGCACCCCCCGGCCTGGCGCGGTGCAAATTGATGGGGGGAGGGGGGCGGCGATCGAAGCCGGGCGCGACGCGCGCACAGCGCCAGGAGCATGCGGCGGCTGATCTTTCATCAGTCAGCCAGGCGCGGATTATCGTTGCGCATCAAAGCGATAGTTCGCCCATCCGACTTTTAGCCGTCCGACTTTGCGGCCTCGCCTTCGATAACCCCTTGATTTTGCTTGCCTTCATTGCCCGCCAGCGGAAGGCCTGTCGCCCCGCTCGCATCGCTCTCGATGCGCTGTTCGGCTTGTGCCTGGACGCGGGTATCAGCGGCGCGCGCCAGCTCGTCGGCCAGCCTGAAGGGTGTATGTTGAGCAGACACCCTTCGCCAGCTCGGGAACCCAGCCGCTGCGCACTGGCACGTTGCCCGGCGGCGCGCTTTCGAGGGCAGCTCATCTGCGCCCGCGGCCCCGGCTGTGCGCGGCGCGATCCGCGAAGCCCCACGGTTCCGCGCCCATAAACGCCCCTTTTTTTATCCAGCGAACGCCCTACCAGGAGTAGCGAACACCCATAATGCGGGCCGTTCGCACCTAAGTGGCCGAAATCACTATCTAATCTCTCTTAGCGAACGGTGCGAACGGTGCGAACGACGCGCGCACTCATGCACGCGCGCACATGCGCATACGTCGCGCGCGCTCGCGCGCGCGTACGCGACAACCAAACCGTTCGCAGCGTTCGCAGCGTTCGCAGGACGCCAATTATGCTTTAATATCAGTGGGTTATATGGCGAACGGTGACTTTTTCTGCTGTTCGCAGCAGGCCCGCAGACGTTCGCAAACCCAACCCCTCGTCCGGAACTCACTACTCGCAGTATAAGGGTCCGGGTAGGCTGCCAACTTTCTGCGTGGGCTGTGGGTGGACGGGATACGATGGGCGCACGGGATCAATGCTTGCGAAAATTTGCGCCGTGCTCGGAAATACGTAAGGCGCGCAAAGGGTGACTGTGGAAGTACTATGGTGCGCAATTCACAAAGCTGGGGATAAATGCGCCTCATCGGGGTGGTGAAAGCGAAAGCCGTCAACTCTTAGAGCGGGGTGTGGGTAGGCGTGGGCCAAGGGCACCAGGGCAGTACCCTATGTTTAACATAGGGAACCCCCCCTAATTCCCTAAGCTCAACTGAGGGAATTCGGAGGGTTCCGTCAGTTCAACTGACGGTACTAGCAAGCAGCGGGGGCGCGATGGGCGCGGGCGCGGATAGAACCCTGATTGCTATTCAGGGTTCTGGGGGTGTGGGTCGGCGAGGGGCTAGGCGACGGAATTCGGGAATACCGTAGGTTTAACCGACGGTATTAGCGCTCGGCAGGTGCGCGATGGGCGCGCGCTGCGGGCTGTCACGAACACTCAGACAGTTGTCGCGCCGCAAGCCTGAATGCTCGCGGCGCGTGGTTTTTCACTTGGTGAATGCTTATCAGACCGTTTCGGCCAGATCGGGCGCGGGGGCGCCCTCATCGAGGAAATGCAGCGGGATAAACGCCGCACGATGGTTCACCATCCCGAACCTGGCGCGGCGCGCGCGCGCGCCAGTCAGCTTGCGCAGCACCCAGTAGTGCCGCCCGCCATGCCAGCGCGTGCCCCCGTATATCCGCTCGATGCCCTGGCCGCGGTCGGCGACCAGGAAGCCCTCGCTGGCATGGTCCAGCTTGATCCCGTGCTCGATGAGAAGGCTGCGCGCGC